GTAATATCTCTATGTTTCAGGGGCTACGAGGTACTACTCCTATTGTAACGCTTCATGGGTATCTTCGTATTCTACCTGAAATTAACTGCGAAGTGTATAACGGTCATCCTGGTGATATAGTTAGATATCCAGAACTAAAAGGAAAAGATCCTCAGCAGAAAGCTTTGGATCTTAAACTACCATCTACTGGAACTATTATTCATAAAGTTACAAAAGAAGTTGACTCTGGTGAGATTATATTATATAATACTCTTAAGATAATGGAGCAAGATACTATTGTCACTCTTAGTAATGCGCTACGTAGTTTATCTATTTCGTTATGGATTGAGTTTTTAAAGGAGAGATTTGTTGAAACTGTTTAAAGGTGAAGTAGAAGAGTCTGATGATCCTAGACCTAATCATTATAGTCAGAAAGAAGGTCATGTAGAGTGCATTAAGGTTATTAAGCAGCTATGTGAAGAGCATCAGAACGATCCGTATACAGATTATAATCGTTATCAAGCGTTTAAATATCTCTGGCGTCTAGGTCAGAAAGATGATGTGTTGTTAGATATTAATAAAGCTATAACGTTCTTAACGTTTGCGAAAGAAGCTATTGAAGAGGAAAGAGCTAAAGATGGATGAAATTGAACAGATCGCTAGTAAAGTCTTAGGTAAGACTTCTGACGGTAAAACTATGATGCGATATGAGACGCCTGATGAAGTAGATAAAAGTTTACTTGTTGGTATTCCTCGTCATCTTAATCGCACTCAGTATAATCTTACCGGTGCAGAGTTCGAAGGTATCGATACCTGGAACTCTTATGAGTTTAGTTGTTTATTAGATAATGGCTTTCCTATCTCAGGATGGCTGCGTTGGTCGTATTCCTCTCACTCAGAGAATATTGTTGAGTCAAAGTCTGCTAAATTATATCTAAACTCGTTTAATATGGCTAAGATGGGCTCTACCATTACTGCTGCTATTATGAATATTGAAGAGACAGTATGGAATGATATGTTCGAGATTCTCGAATGTGAAGATAATTCAGATCTACATGTAGCTTTACATATTAGCGAAGACGCTGGATATGCCAAGCCAATGGCAGGAAGCTGGATGCAATTAGAAGAGCTAATAGCTGTTGAAAATATAGACTTTAGTCATTATAATGAAAGTCCGAATATCTTAGAAGTGATAGAGAGTAATGGTAGAGTAGATCGCTTTATGTCCAACTCTCTTCGCTCTAACTGTCGCGTTACTAACCAGCCAGACTGGGGAGATATTTACATTCATGTAAAAGGAGATAAAACTATTACTCCAGAGTCGCTAATGCAATATATTGTATCGATGCGTAAAGAGAATCACTTTCATGAAGAGATTTGTGAATGTGTATACAAACGTCTATGGGACTTATTAAACCCCTCAGAGCTTGTTGTCTCTTGTCTCTATACACGTAGAGGGGGTATAGATATTAATCCTATTAGAGCATCTAATGCAGAACTATTATATTCGCATTTAATTGCTAATGCTTATACTCTTACCTCAAAAACTATGAGGCAATAGTGGTTTATGGAAGCTAACCACTTTAAACAACACACCGCTTTCATATTGGAGAACTAAATGAAAAATATCGTTGTATCATTATCAGGAGGAATGGACTCCTCTACTCTACTAATGCGGGCTATCAAAGAAGTAGGCGCGCGTAATGTAACAGCTTTGTCATTTGATTATGGACAGAAACACGTTTGTGAATTAGAGCGTGCTAAAGAACTAGTATACTATCTTGCTGTACATGGCCATACAATTAGGTATCAGCCTATCAAGTTAGATGGACTAGTATCGTTGTTATCTTCTACGTTAGTTACTGGAGGTGCAGAAGTACCAGAAGGTCATTACGAAGAAGAGACGATGAAAGAAACTGTAGTACCTAACCGTAATAAGATCTTTGCTTCTATTGTGCAAGCAGTAGCTCTTAGCGTGGTTAAAGATACAGGTGAAGAAACTGCTATCGCTCTAGGCATTCATGCTGGCGATCATGCAGTATATCCTGACTGTCGTCAGGAGTTTCGTGATGCAGATGATCATGCATTCCGTGAAGGTAATTGGGATGCTGATAAGGTAACTTATTTCACTCCTTACCTAGAACTAGATAAGTTTGATATCTTAAAGGATGGTCAAGTGCTATGTGATGACTTAGGCTTAGATTTTGATGAAGTATATAAACGTACTAATACTTCGTATAAGCCTATGCAGCATAATGGTGTTTGGTATTCTGATTATAAGAGCTCATCTTCTGTAGAACGTCTTGAAGCATTTATTAAACTAGGTCGTCCTGATCCAGTTGCATATGCTGATGAGACTGGACCTGTACCGTATGAGAAAGCTCTTACTCATGCTCAACAAATTTTAGCTTAAGGAAAAACTAATGGAACTAATTAAAAAATACTTCAACTTTGGAGATGAAGACAAATCACTAATTTTTAAACTAGTTGGTCTTCATCTTGTAATTATTGCTTTGGCAAACTATGTAGTACAGTTTAGTGGAGTTATCCCTGTACTTGATCTTAACTTTACTTGGGGGATGTTTGTATTTCCTCTAATTGTAGTTGCTACTGACTTAACAGTACGACTTACAAACAAGTATGTGGCTCGACAGATTATTGCGATTGCCTTTATTCCGGCTATGATTATTAGTAGCTTTATTGCTACTCCTATGATTGGTATTGCTAGCGGCTTTGCATATGCAATTGGGTTAATGCTAGACGTCTCTGTCTTTCAAATTGTTCGAGAAAAATTTACAGATGTGTGGTGGATCGCTCCTGCTATCTCCACAGTGTTTGCAAATATCTTGGATACCTATGCATTTTTCTGGGCAGGGTTTGCATATGGACCAGATGAGTTTATGAGAGCAAATTGGCTAGAAATTGCATCTGTAGATGTTGTATTTAAAATTATCGTATCCTTTGTAGTATTCTTACCTGTGTATGGATTGCTTCTACGAGAGCTTCGCAAACGTATGACGGTAGGAACCGGAGCTTAAATAAAAAATGCCAGCCTTTAGAGATATCGGCTGGCATTACTTTGTTCTATATACTATAATAAGCTTAAGGAGATAAGCTATGGCTATGAGACATATTATGGGTGAGAAGAGTACTAGCTCTCTTACTAACGTACTACCTAAAGATATTCAACCTAACGCTGTTGATCTGCGTCTAGGTAGAGTGCTAGAGATTCTTGGTAATGACTTTACTGTTGACGAGACGCAGAAGGTTCATAGAGGATCTAAAGAAGTAGAAGTTTTCGAAGATGGATACTGGTATTTGTATCCAGGTGCATATGAAGTAATTATGGAGAATGAAATTGAAGTTGGAATGGGCGAAGCAGGGTTCGTTATCACCCGCAGTACTCTTAATCGTAATGGGGTTCACCTTACTACTGGTCTCTATGATACTGGCTATCATGGGGTTATGGCTGGGGTCATGCACGTAACGTGTGGTCGTATGAAAGTTAAACCAGGTACTCGTATTGGTCAATACCTCTGCTTTAAGGCTGAGTCTTTACATAAATATGATGGAGACTACGGTAAAGGTAAAGATCATGATAAGAAGTACGAATAGTGTATACAGTTGAGATGGACTTAGATGAAATAGAGATTACCGTCTTAGATGACAGCGGTCTCTACGAAGATGTTAAGGTCTTCTCATATGATGATGTTGTTTATATTCGACAGTTTAACGAAACAAGAAACAAATGGGACTTAATACAAATGTCTCCTGAAATGTACGCAGAGCTTATGTCAGCTTGGCAATCACCGGAAGGGGCATTTGTTACTAATTTAAGTAGAAAATTTTAATTAAATAGATTATACCGCCCATTGCTGCACACGCTGTTAAAGTTAACAGGATACCAAAGGTCCAAGCTATGATTTGCTCTTTCATCTCTTGAGCAGCATACACAGCTTCCTTTTGTTCCTTTCTCATTACACCTTCAATATGTACAATCTCTTTCCATGCAGATGGACCATAAACAGCAGATATAAATGAGCGTAACTCTTCTCTCATTTCATCTGCTTTTTTCTTTTGCATCCACACTTCCATAGCGTTCGCTTGGACTCCTCCTCCTAGCTTCTTCCACCATCTAGGCTTCTCTGCTTTTTGATGAGCGTAGTCTACATCAGATATAGCCTTGGCCCAGTTTCCTAACTGACCGCTCATATCTTGTATATCCTTACCCATCGCTATAGCTTGCTTGATACCGTTAAACGCAGTAGTAGCCAAGCCAACAGCTGTGACTGGATCTATCATTTTTTCTCCTCATTCCTGTTGCTATTTATAGAAAAAAAGTTTCGAGACCAGCCCTTTTTTAGTTGCACTTAGTTCAAAAAGAGTATATGATAATATTATGATAAGAAATAATGTAGATAAGGAGATAACTACGATGACTCTTAAAGTAAAAGAAATGATTGAATTTTTAGGTGAAAACGGTATTCGGGTTTCACCAACATTATTTAGCGGCTACTCAGAAGAAGTTCAGCTTAAAGTGTTAAATAAAATGATTCGTGAGTTAGTAGCATAAGGAGGTAAAGTATTTGAAAAAGAAAATTAAAAATATTGATCCTATCAACTTCATCGAGATTGATGCTACTATCCGCTCTGTAGCTTCTATCTCTAAGACGAAAAAAGCTTTGTATGCAGATATG